AAGTATGAAGTTTACGATACCAATAGCACGGTTGCCGCTGCTTTGGCGGTCGTTGAAACGGGCTTGGCATTTATACAAACCGCAACGATAGGGTTCAACACCTACGCCAATTCAATCACTTACAACACCTTCCTCGCATCCAGCGTGAGGGTATTTGATTCAACCTTTGACCAATCCTTCGCATGAGCGTACAAACACGAAGCCAACTCCAAGCGAGCGCCTTAACCATCACCAACGAAACCGCTGCCGGGGCCAACACCGCATCCCGTGTGGGCGGTCTATTCGACGACCTTGCAGACACCGCAACGCTTGACCGGGAACGGGGCTTTGCGAACCTTTACCTTGACGAAACCAAAAACTTTACCCCGACGCAGGGGCAGGCCGTTAAGTTGACAACCCCGCTCAAAAGCGGTTTATTGTCAACCTACAACTTTTCAAGGACCACGACATCGCTGACCTACACAGGCACAACGGGGGCAGCCCTTCGCATCGCTGCATCCATGGTCTTGACGCAGGGCAACAACCACCAAATCAAAGTCTACATCGCCAAGAACGGCACAACGATTGACCAGTCAATGACCGAGATTAAAATAAGCCACTCAGACGGCCATGCGGTATTTACGGAAACCGTCTTGCAAGGTGCGGTCAATGATGAATTTACCATCTACATCAACGCAATTTCAAGCGGTGCAAGTATCACGATTTCAGCCCTTTCATTCACAGTTCACACACTATGAGTAATAAATCTACTCAACACTTCACCCAATGGCTTGGGATAGAGCATAAGGTCCCCGTGATGCTGGAGAACCGCTCCGGCAAGTACATCACCTACGGCTTTGCGAACGAGTATCCCTACTATCTCCTTGACAACTATCGCAGATCCTCAAAGCACAACGCTATCGTCAACGGCAAGGTGAACTACATCATGGGCGGTGGCTGGCAGGCAGGGGATGACTTGACCGTGGAGCAACAAGCCCGCTTCATCAAGTTCTTCGACGGAATGTCAAGCACGGAGGACCTCAACGACATCACGGAGAAACTGGTCCTTGACTTGGAGATTTTCAACGGCTTTGCGGTTGCGGTTACTTGGTCCAAACTTGGGACCATCGCCAAGATGGAGCACGTCCCGTTTGAGAAAATCCGTGTGGACAAGGAGGAGAAGATGTTCCAAGTCGCTGACTGGTACAACGACGACATGATGCAACTCTTCCCGAAGGTCGGGGACATCGAGAAAATCCCTGCATTCGACCCGGAGAACCGCCTCGGTAAGCAGTTGTTCTATTACAGGGTCTACGCAGCAGGCGTGAAGCACTATCCTTTGCCGGAATACATCGGGGGGAACGCTTGGATTGAGGCAGACGTACAGGTCGCCAACTTCCACAACAACAACCTGCGAAACAACTTTTGGGGGGGATACTTGATTAACTTCAACAACGGGATCCCAACACCCGAAGAGCAGGGCGACATCGAGAGGCAAATCAAACGCAAGTTTTCAGGGACCGACAACGCTGGTCGCTTTGTTGTAACCTTCAACGACGATGCAGCCAAGGCCCCGACACTTGAACCGCTCACTCCGAGCGACATGGATAAGCAGTTTGAGATACTCAACAAGGCTATCCAACAAGAGATATTCATCGCCCATCGTGTAACCAACCCCATGCTATTCGGAGTCAAGACCGAAGGCCAATTGGGTGGACGCAACGAATTGGTCGAGGCTTACGAGTTGTTTAAGGCAACATATGTGAACGACAGGGTACGCAAGGTTGAGCGGATGATCAATTATTTGGGATCCTTTAATGGCGTGGAAGGTATGGAACTTATCCCGGTGGAACCCATCACGGAGCGACTAAGCGAACAAGCCCTTTTGCAGATAATGACCCAAGACGAATTGAGGGAAAAAGCGGGTCTGCAACCTTTGGAAAAGCCTGCCGACGTGGTTGGACCTAACCCCCAACCCGACGAGCAACCCCAAGCCGTGGAAGCATTGCAGAGCAATGACAACATCAAGAAACTATCGGGCCGTGAGTACCAAAACCTGATGCGAATCGTGCGTCAGTATATGCAAGAGAAAATCACGTTGGAAATGGCTCGGACCATGCTTTCGGCTGGATTCGGTTTGTCTGCCCAAGAGATTGACACGATGCTCGGAGTGCAGGCCCAAGAGTTCAGCGAGCATCAATGGGGCGAAGAAGACGACGAAGACTACGGCTGGGGCGAGGAGGAGTTCAAGGTCTTGGAGGTGGTTGCAAGTAAGTTCGGATGCCATGCCGACGACTACCACGTCATGCACTCCAAGCCGATGCGGTTTGACTCCAACATAGACGAAAACATCCGCTTGGCCTTTGCCGAATTAGGCGAAGAAGAGAAAGAGTTGGACCTGAAGATTGAAGCGTATCGCAAGAAGAACCGGGACGCATCGGTTGAAGAAATGGCAAAGGAATTTGGGGTCAGCAAGGCGAAGGTCGCCAAGCGAGTCGCCTACTTGATTACCAAGGACCGCTATCCTATCAGCAGGGCCGTCGACAAGATAGCCGAGCAGAACCTTCCCAAGAATGTCAAGGAAGTTGCCGAGCCAGTCTTAGAGGTGCGTTACAAGTACGCATGGGCCACAGGGTTCAGCAACAAGGACAAGCGGTCAAGCCGTGAGTTTTGCAAGGTCATGCTTGACTTGGCCGGGCAGGGCAAGGTTTACACGAGGGAGGACATCGACGGGATTTCTGCAATCATGGGCTACTCCGTTTGGAATCGCAGAGGCGGTTGGTATCACACGCCCAGCGGAGTGAATCGCCCCCAATGTCGCCATGTATGGGAGCAGCAACTCGTTATCCGCAAAGGCAATAAAATCAGCAAGGCATGAAGGCACTCTTTATAAGCGAAGAAACGCTACTGGACAATAGCATCATCAACGAGAACGTATCCTACACCCAAATCCGTCCTACGGTTGTCAAGGTCCAAGAGATGCGGATTCAGCCGATTGTAGGCTCTCCGTTGTACGGGGAATTGGTTACGCAGGTCGTCAGCGGTTCAACGTCTGCCCTGAACCAAACGCTCTTGGAGGACTACATTCAGCCGGCTATGATTCAATGGCTCTACTACGAGTTGCCGATGGTCCTTGCATTCAAGTACATGAACAAGGGCATGGTCCGTAGAACAAGCGAGGAATCAAGCCAAATGAGCATGGAAGAAATCACAAGGCTAACCGACAAAGTGAAGAACGATGCCGAGTGGTACTCCGAACGCATTACCCGCTACCTCATGGAGAACCGCAACGCCTATCCTCTTTGGAACTCACCTCCGTCTGCTCTTGACACCATCTACCCGAACGCAACCAACTACCGAACCGGGATGGTCTTGGACCGCAACAGGAGGATGGGAATCAGCAACCTTGACTACCCCTACCCTTACGGACAATTCGGGGCGTGTAACGACTGCTAACGATGGGCGCACACAAGAAGAACATACTGAAACTGCAAAACTATGTCTTGGATAAAAATCAAGCAGGCTCTCTTGGACCTTGCCAACAACCACCCGCAAGTAAACTCCTTCGGGACGGGCGACCCGCTTGCAATCGGCACGGACAACACCATCAACCTTCGAACCCCAAGCCGTGAGCGAATCGTCTATCCGCTCGTTTTTGCGGATGTTCAGTCAGCAACTACTGACGCTGGTACTTTGGACTTGGTGGTTGGGGTTTACTTTTCTGACCGTGTTGAGTCCATTAAGCCGATGGGCGGAGTGGTTTCGGGCAGCCCTACGCTGGGTTGGCAGGACAACGAGGATGAGGTCCTAAGCGACCAACTGCAGGTAGCACAGGACTTCATATCAGCCCTTACAAACGACCCGAACGAGGACTGGACCCTCTCATCCAGCGTATCGCTTACCCGCTTCGTAGAGAGCCGGGATGACCGCACGGCAGGGTGGCAGGCGACGATGACTTTTGAGATTCCATACTCTCACTCCGTTTGTGAAATTCCCACATAAAAGACATTTACAATTAAACGCTAAAAAATGCCTACACCCATATTGCAACAAATGCTCGGACAGGGCGGTACGATGGAGTTTATCAACGGAGCCGTAAGCGGTAAAGTTTACGACTTCTTGGTAGTCAACGCCGCTGCCACATTTACAACCCTTACTGGAACTGGAAGTGAGAACCTGATAACCGCTTACAACTTGTCGGGCGCATCCATATCCGCTGGTATCGTGATTTCAGGACGCAACGGAGGCAAGATTACTGCCGTTACTCCAAGCGCAGGTTCCGTCATCGGTTACACATTCCTGTAATGCTGATAGGCTACGGTTACGGCTATCCTCGCTCGATGCAGTTTGGCAGCAGCCCTGCCTTGACCGCTTGGAACGCCTTTAATTCAAGGGCTACGGCTGACGGGGCTACCGCTGCCGAGGCTGCCGTGAATGGCTGCTTGTTCACACGATTCGCTGCAATCTTCAACTTCTAACAATGCCGACCCCATCGCTAATCCTCGTTCCTGCACGCTTTAAGACAGGCAAACTTTACACCCCAGTCGCTACGACTTCGGGTGGTTTGGTCCTTGGTGCGTCAGGCGACTTTAACGTAACCCGAAACACGACTGCGACCCGTGTGAATGCAAACGGCTTGATTGAGTCGATGGCTTCGGGGATTCCTCGTTTGGATTACTACACCAGCGGAGGAACGGCTGGCTGCCCTGCGTTGTTGGTGGAGCCGAGTGCGCAGAACTTGGCCCTGCATAGCCGAGATTTAACAAATGCCGTTTGGTCAGGAACTACTGTAACAACCGCAAAGAATGCCGTTGGTGCAGATGGAGTTGCATCAGGAGCCACGACAATAACCGCAACCGCTGCAAGTGGAACGGTCCTCCAAGCCTTATCTCACGCATCGCAGAGCCGTGTTTTTTCGGCATACATTCGCAGGGTAACGGGTACGGGGGCCATCGAATTAACAACCAACGGAGGAACGAACTGGACTACGGTTACAATTTCAAGCCTTTACACGCAAGTTGCTTGTGCTGCTCAAACGGTTGCAAGTGGAACAATCGGCATTCGAATGGCCGTGAGTGGCGACGTGATTGAGGTGGACTTTACACAAGGCGAGGTTGGCCCTGTTGCTACATCGCCCATCTCCACAACAACCACCGCACCTGTAACCCGCAACGCAGACGTGATAAACCTATCAACGGCCAGCGGATGCATCGGGCAGACCGAGGGGACAATTTACGCAGAATTAGATTTTAGCAGAGCCATTGCGTCTATTGCAATTATAGTTGGAAATTCAAGTAATGAGAATTTCCGAATAAGAAAAGCCGCAAATTTTGGTGTATTAGTTCAAGCGGTAAATGTTTCAGGGGCTGCGACTTTATTTACTTCGCCAGCAGCCTCCGCAGGGATTTACAAAGTAGCCTTTGGGTATAAGAACGGGGAGTATGCCATGAGCATTAACGGAGCAGCAGTTTTGACAAGCAGTAACTCAACCAACTTTCCTGTAAACGGCCTCAACGTCATAAGTTTAGGCGAAACTGTTGGTGGCGTGCCTTATTTCAACGACCGCATCCGTGCGGTTGCGCTATACACCACAAGACTCACCAACGCTGAACTCCAATCGCTTGCAACCCTGTAACGATGGCTACCTTCCGCAAGTACGCATTCCCCAAGCAGGCCAACGCTGACAAGGTGCTGGCTCTATGCACAGGCACGACCGCTGCGGTTGACCTTGGGGTCTTGGACAAGTTCATTGCCTACGACATCCTTTGGGAAGGCGACGCACCCGAAGAGGCTACCCAGTACGAAACTTGGCCCAAGCCCTGCGGAGTCCACGCCTTTGCAGGTTGGGAGGCACAATACGAAGCCGACTACAACGCCAACAAACCCAAGACCAAATGAGATTATTCCGCAAACGCAACCCCGAAACACCCGAAACCCCAAAACTCCCTTTTATGAAATCAGCAGTCATCGCTCTCCTTCGCCACCTGTTAACCTTCATCGGTGGAACCCTTGTCGCCAAAGGCATCATCGATGCAGCCACTCTTACCGAAATTATCGGTTCCGTATTGACCTTGCTTTCAGTAGGTTGGATGGCCTTGGATAAAACAAAGGGTAAGGAGTGAACCTGATAGAAACCACCATCGTCGGGAGCGTTGCAGCAATCGTCGGTGGGGCGGTCGCTTGGTTCACCAAAGGCCGTGTCGAATCGGACTCCCTGCAAGTCAGGCAAGCCCAAGCGGTCCTCGCTATGTGGCAGGCTACCAGCGAGTCCCAAAACAAAGAATTAACACAACTTCGCAATGAGGTCGTAAGTTTGCGTCAACGACTTGAGGAAATGGAACATACCATCCACTCCCTCCAAGCCGAGAATGCCAAACTTAAAAACCTCTCATGATCCTACCAGCCACCAAGCATACCCGAAATATCCACGAAGTAACCTGCCAATCAGGGCAGGAGTTCTTACTTGTCAGCGACCTGCATTGGGACAATCCTCATTGCGATAGAGGCTTGCTGAAAAACCATTTAGACGAAGCCGTCAAGCGGAATGCTGCCATCATACTCAATGGCGACACCTACTGCTGCATGGGTGGGAAATATGACCGCCGAGCCGACAAGTCCCTGATTCGTCCCGAACACAACACCGACCGTTACTTTGACGCTATCGTGGACACCTCGGTGGAATGGTTCGCTCCCTACGCCAAAAACATCTTGTTGATAGGCTACGGCAACCACGAAACCGCTATTATCAAGCACGGAGAAACGGACCTTCTGCAACGCTTCGCAAGCACCCTCAACTACTCCACAGGGTCAGCGGTTCAAGTTGGCGGTTACGGAGGAACCATTGACATCCGAGTGCTTCACGATACAATCCGTGGAGTCAACTTCGTAGTGCATTATTTTCATGGGCATAGTGGGGGAGGGGTGGTTTCGCGCGGAGTAATTCACGATCAGAGGCTCCTTGCCGGGACCGAAGGCTACGACTTGACTTGGATGGGCCACGTCCACGAATTATACTACCACCAAAACATGGTTCACCGCTATGACCGCTCAACCAAAACCCTCATTCAAAAACCTATTCACCAACTTCGTACGGCTACTTACAAGGAAGAATGGGACGGAGGCTACATGGGCTTTCATACTGAGCGAGGAAGAGGCCCGAAGCCTTTGGGAGGCTATTGGCTGAAACTGGAAACCTCACGGAATACCAGCAAAGACAACAAGGGTCCCGAACTTCAAGTCCACGCCACCTTCACCCCAGCGGATAGGTTGTACTAACCGGCAGCGGTCAGGTATAGGTAGCCGTACTCTTTCTCTGCGTTAAACTGGGGGCAGGCCTTGGTAACGCCCGGAAAGTCCCTGTGTCCGCATATCCTTGCGGTAGGATACTTCTTGAGCCAATCAAGCAGCACCACGGCTATCGCTTGACGCTGGCCGATACTACGGTCATCTTTGTCCTTGCCTCCGATGTAGGACACATGAAGGCTCGTAGCGTTGTGGCCCTGCACTCCGTTGGTGATGGCACTATCAGGAGCCAAGACCGTTACATTCCCAGTCGAATCAATGATCCGATGGTAGCCCACCGACTTCCAACCGAGGGCCTCCTTCCAATGCTTGCGGATTGAGGCGATGGTCGTGTTCTTTGGGGTGGCCGTGCAATGGACGACAAGGTGGGTGATGGTTCTCATTCTTCGGGGTTTAGTTTGTGAAAATAGTTGACCGCAACAGGGTCGGCAACATCGGGACCGCTGGATAGGTGGACCTCCTTGGTTCCCTGCCATTGAGCCATGGCCGGGTCGTAGCCCAACAACTCGCAGGCTTTCCGGTATTCCAAGAGCAGGGCGTGGTTGCCTTCAAGGTCTGCGTTGTCAATGGCTATCATGAGCCGTTCCAAGGCGTTTGTCAGGGCCTTGGCAGGTCGGAGGGAGTGGTATTCGGGCATGGGTTAGGTTTGTACAAATGTATGGAAATAGCCCCAAATCGCAATAAAGCGGGGGATGAATAATTTTTTTGCTACGAGGTGGCACAAATAGGGTTGGACTGCATTATCTTTGCTTTACAAACCAACCACTAAACCTAAACCCCAAAACCATGAGAACATCAATTTACACAAACCCAGAAGTAACAATCGCAGCTGCCGAGTTTATTAATAATAATAGAACCTTATCCTATATTGGGATGAAAGGGAACGACACCTACTACAACGTAAACGGTGTAGTTTGGGAAGTATGGCAGGATGGTTGTGGCAATTACCCAACTTCAAA